ACGATGCGCCATCGAGCGAGAAGATTTTCAAGATTTACGAGCGGTTTCACTCCATGTATCTACCCTTCGGTGGACCCTTGCCTCCGGAAGGGTCGGAGCCGGGCCCCGGCGATCGGCCGGTCATCCCGCTACCCCCCTCGCGCGCGCTCTCGGATCGCATCAACTTCGGGTTTGGCACCGACGCGGAATCGAGTTGGATCCAGGTGCACACCGCCGGCAACGAGAATTTCGGCCGCGGCTTCCGCATCACCAACCTGCACTTTTCGGAGTATCCCTACTATGCCAACGCGGCAGCCTCGCGCGCTTCCGCCATGGCCGCGGTCACCCGTACTCCGGATACCACCGTAGTGATCGAAGGCACGGCTAAGACCATCGGCGACGACTTCCACCACCTGTGGCAAGAGGCCATCGATCCCGGCGTGCCCTGCGAGTGGATGGGCATTTTCATGGCCTGGTGGGAGCACCCCGACAACCGCATGGTACTGCCCGTGTCGCTGGAGAAATTCGCGAACGAGGTGACCGCCGAGGAACGCGGCCTAATGGGCCAGTTCAACTTGAGCTATGAGCAGTTGGCCTGGCGCCGCTACGTGATTCTGAACGAGTTTCGCGGCGATATGCAGGCTTTCCACCGCGAGCACCCGGCCACCCCCGAGGAAGCCTTTACGGCCGCCTCGCGCAATCGCTTCTCGATCCCGCACATCCAACGCATGCCGATCCAGCGCATCGCCATGGTGGGCGAGCTGCACACCGACAAGCTGGGCGTCGACGACCAGATTTTCTTTTTGCCGAACACCGAGAATTCCGGCGCCTTGCGCATCTATCACATGCCCGAGCAAGGCCATCTCTACGCCTGCGGCGCCGATCCCTCCGGCGGCGCAGACATCAACCTGGGGAAGGGCCAGGCGGATCCCGATTGGGCCGTAGCGCATATATTCGACCGCAACACGCGCGAGCAGTGCGCGACTCTGCGCCTGCGTTCGATGCCCGGCCAGTTTGGCAAGGAAGTGGCCAAGCTCTGCCGGTTTTTCAACATGGCGCAAGTCGCCCTGGAGCGTACCGGCGCGGGCGTCGGATCGCTCGAAGCGCTGCTGAACGCCGGTTATCCAGTTACGCTGATTTACCACCGCGACGTGGCCAACGACCAGGACCCGGTGATACGCTCCGACAAAATTGGATGGCAGACCGACGAGGTTTCCCGCCAGCAATTGATTTCCCTGCTGGACGATGTAATCCGTGCGAACGCGGTTTTCGTGCATGATCCCACCACCATACAAGAATTGCTGTGGTTCGTCATCAACCCGCGGGGGCGTCCGGAGGCACAGGCCGGGTGTCATGACGACTGCGTGATCGCGCTGGCGCTCACCTGCATCGTCATGGCGCGCATGCCCCTGCCGGTGAAGCCGAAGGCCGTCGAACCGCCGCGCGTGGGATTCGCGGGCTCGAAGCCGACCGACCCGTCGCGCGGCGTACTTTACCGGCGCCCGCTGCGCTAGGTCACTGTAACGGCTCCGGCGTGGTAAACACGTCTCTCAGTTCGACAGACGTATAGAAGTAAGTCGCGCCGACATACGACAACGACAGGTCATCATCGAAAGGGCTCTTAGCACGATAGTCGTGCGGCGTTCTCGAAAGCCAAGCCCTAACCCATTCAGTCGCTTTGACAATGTGGGCCCTGGCATCGGCTTCCGACGTATAGGCGCACACCACCCACTCAGAACGGTCCGAGTATTCGCCGGTGGTCCCGCTAACTACGTGGATCGTTTTCCCCATCCGCGCTAGGCAGCCATGGCCTTTTCGAGGAAGGTCTCCGACACCTGCGCCATGGAGGACACCAGACCGCCCGTGAGGATGATCGTGATGGGCTCTTTGAGCGGCCGGCCATCGCCCCACGCGAGCACGCTCATTTCGCCGGCGAAGAAAGTGGGGTGCTCCGGATCGACCTTGACCCGCGCGTAAAACACATTCGTGTTAATGGCGCGCCCGCGCTCGTCCGGGAAGCACACCGTCTTGTCCTGCACCGTGACCAGGTAATTTCTCGTTACCCAGTTGGCCTTCGTCGCTTGCACGTCCAGCGAGACCTTCCGCCGGCGCTCGTGTTCCGTTTCGAAACCGGCGGCGATCGCGGGGCCGATCAGGCCCGCCAGCATATCGTTCAGTTCCTTCTTTTCATCGTCGTTAAACATCGCGACTCCTTTGTCAGTCATTCTACTCCCGCGCGTCGAAGACCCGGCCATGGACCTGCCTATCGTCTTCGGCCGCACGGGACAAGAGGTGGAATCGGAGTTGCCGCGCTGCCCCCCCGACGCGGACCTCGATCAGGTCATGATCGAGCAATTCAACTACTTAATATTGATGGCGCATGACCGCCACGCCACGCCCGCGGAGCGCGACCGGATCGGCCGGCTGATGGCGCTACTGTTAGAGCCCTTCGAGGCCCACCAGGCGCCCGCTAGAGCCATGGCGGCCTGACAGTCGAATTCGGGGGTGTGGCCTCCAAAGTCCGTACAGTCATCACCGCCGGCGACGATCCAGACGAGCAGAAGCCCGCGGCGATCGCGGAACCCGAGCCCGACGATTCGACCCCGCCCGAACAACAAAACTTTCAGCTGAAATGGTCGCGCGCCGAAGTCGATCGCATCGGCAACCGCGTGCAGACCGACTACCGCGCCGCCATGTCCGATCACACGCGGCGCATCAACCGCTGGGCGCTCTACATGCGGCGCTGGCTGGGATCGGTGGATACGCCGGCCGCGGGCGAAGAGGAAGCCAGTAACCTGCCCGTGCCCTTCATCAAGTGGAACATCCTGACGAAATGGGCCAAAGAGATCGACGCGCTTTATGGCGACGACGCCGAGATCGTAGCCGTGCCTGTGGGCCCCTCCGAATTCGGGCGGGACAAAAAGATTTCGAAGTACATGACCTGGCGGGTCTTCAACAGCATGAAGCTGCTCTCGCCCTTCTGCGTCTTCGTGCTGCGCAAAATCCTGTTCGGCCGAAGCGTGGCTTACGCGCCGTGGCAGCGGGATACGTACACTTGCGACGGCAAAGAAATCGTAGAGTACGAAGGCCCCGGGTTTGACCCGCTGTGGCCGGACGACTTCATCGTGCCCGCGGAGGAAGTCAAAACCCTGCACGACTTCAGTTTCGTGGTGCGGCGGTACCGCGTCACTCCCGACCAGCTTTTACAGGGTGAAGAGGAAGGCCGCTACCAGAACATCCGCAAGAACTGGGAGACCATCATCAACCTCGCGCAGCACGGCACGCAGCGCGAATTCGAAGGCGAGGAGATCAAGCTCGAAGTAGACGACGCCGAGGGCGTGCTCTATCAGCGGCCCATGTCCTCCGGCGAGTGGCTGATGGTGCTCGAATGGCACGGTAGGTGGCGGCCCCTGAAAAAGGGCGTGGGCAAGCGCGGCGGCGGCTCCGCGAAAGACGCCTCGGAGTGGGACTGGGACAAGCGCGAAATGCGCACCCGCGAGTACGTCATCCGCTATCTCTGGGACCTCAAGTTAGTCATCGGCATCCAGGACCTCGAAGACCTTTACCCGCATAAGATGCACCGCCGGCCGTTCGTCGAATCGAGCATGTTCAAGGACGGCCGCTACTGGAGTGCGGGACTCGCGGAAATCCTGATCGACCTCGAAGACGAGCTGCGCGTGAATCACAACCAGGCGACCGACGCCGGCCAGCTCGCCATGAATCCGCCGTTTGGCTACCGCCCGGCCACGGGACTGACTCCCGAACACCTGCGCCTGGCGCCCGGCCTGTGCATCCCCATGGACAATCCGGCCACGGATTTCAAGCAAATCACCATTACCGCAAATATGGAGATCGCCACGTGGAAAGAGCAGGTAGTGCTCGCCTACGGGGAAAAGCTCACCGGCATGAGCGACCTGCAGATGGGACGGCAGTCGGATCGGCCGAATGCGCCGCGCACCGCCAAGCAGACCGTGACGCTGCTCGAAGAGGGCAATGTCCGCATCTCGCTCGACAACAAAGTCCTGCGCGAGGACATGAGCTGCGTCATCACCCATTTTTGGGAGCTGGAGCATGAATTCTCGCAGCCGGCGACATTCTTCCGCGTGACCGAGGAAGACGCGGACGGCCTGTTCGCAGTGAACGACGGCGGCGCCATCCTCACCGAAGAGGACCGCGACGGCCGTTTCGATTTCCGGTTGCAGTTCGCCAACTCCGTCTACTCGCGCGAAGCGAAAAAAGAGCAAGCCCTGGCGCGCTACCAGCTCGACCTGCAGAACGCCCTGATCGCCTCGAATCCCCTGGCGCTGTGGCAGGCCACGAAGGACGCGCACGAAGCGCTGGGCGATCCGAACTTTGCCGACCTGGTGCCGAAGCCCGGCCAACCCGACATCCCCGTAGATCCCCAGCTGGAGTGGATTCGCTTGCTGCACGGCGAGGACATCCACGTCAACCCGATGGATAACGACCAGATCCATTTGATCCGCCACTACAGCGATATCCAGGCCGCGGAGATGGACAAATCGGGCGCCATCAAAGACCCGGACTCGATGAAGAAGATGCTGCTGCACTACCACGATCACATCCTGCAGCTTCAGCAAAAGAAGATTATGCAGGCGATCGTAGAGCAGGCCGTAGGCGCCGCCAAGCAGATCGCGGGCGGCGGCGGACCCCTGGCCCTCCCCCATGGCTTATTCGGCGGCGGCGGCGGCCCACAGAAGCCCGGTTTCCAGCCCACCGAGCCCGCCGGCAATCCGGAGGCGGGCGGCCCCGACATCTACCCGCAAGACGCCGGCATACACGCGGCAGCGTAGCCCGTCGAAAGCCCGGGCATGCAGCCAAAGATTACGGCACCGCAGCCCGAAGCGTTTCCGCGCGAGCGCTTCGAGGCTATGATCGCCTCGGAACCATTTCAGATTTACGCGCAACGCATTCAAAGCGAGCTGGGACGCGCGCGCCAGGCGCTCGAATCCCCCCAGACCAGCATGGAAGAGATGTACCGCGCGCAGGGCGCCGTCATCGCGCTCAATGGCGTGCTGGCGCTGCCGCGCCTCATCCTGGCCGTCGCGCCGAACATCGTTCACCCGCCCGCCGGTCAGCGGTCGAATACCCGGGCATGAACTGGCTCAACTTGATCGCTCTGATTATCCAGGCCGCCGCAACCGAGCTGCCTGAATTCGAAAACCTCATCGCCGGCATCAAAGGCTCATCGCCCGCCCACCAGGCGACCGTGAACCTCGCGGTAGCCGCCGCGCTGCAGAAGTAAAGCGAGGGACCATGACGAATTTGAATCGCAAAGGTATTCCGTTCCTATGCGCCGCCCTGTGTGCCGTGGGACTGTTATTCGGCCAGACCGCGGTCCCAGTCTCGGCGCCGATCGCGTCGCTCGATCTGTTTCCGGACTATGCCACGCGCGCCGCGTATCAAACCGCCACCGGCCAGCAGGCGCCGCCCTACAACGTGGCTCTGCCCGTGAAGGGCTGGACCGATCCCAACTGCGCGGCCAATACCATTTACACGGTGTTCGATGCGACCGCAGCCGCAACCGGCTACGTGGTACAGCTTTCCGTGCCCCTGGCGGATTGTGGCGTCAACCTCCCGGGTGCCTACACTTACCCGGCCTTCGTGCCGCCCGCTCCCACCGACGCTACGCTCGTCGGCCCCTTCGGCAGCGTGGGCAATGTCAGTGCGGACAGCGTGTGCCTCAAAGCCGACGCGCAAGCGCTGGCCAACACGCTCGCGCCGCTCTATGCGGGCAGCACGCTGACCGTCGTAGATAACTCGATGGCGGGCATCTATCACACCGTCTACGGCCAAGATCCGCGGCGCCAGTGGGGAATTTCGATTTCGGCCACGTCTCTGCCTGGCGTCATGTACGCCCAGCCGGTCATCGAATCCGCGGCCCGCTTCGGCGTGGGCGCGCCCGGCCATTGGAGCTTAGCCCCGCTTTCACCCGGCCTGCCCGCGGCGCTCAACTGGGTCCAAGACCCGCAAGTCATCAACGCCCCGGCCGGCGCCGTGCCCGTGCCCGTGCCGATCCGCGCGCTGCTCTCCTCCTCTACCGGCGGCCCAAACGAGGTTTTCGATCTGGTACCGCCGCACAGCCCCTTCGCCTCCTGGATGGTGGTGCGGACAGACTTAACGCCCACCGTCATCGGTACGCCGCCCTGCGTCTCTGCCACGCCTGTAGTCGCGCCCACAGTGGGAACTGTGCTACACCAATGAAGACCATTTGTTTGACTCTGGCGATGGCCCTGGCCGCCGGCGCGCAACAGACTGTCACGCTGCAGCCCGGCCAGACCATCACCATCACCGCTGAGGCCACTACTCCCCCGCCGGTCACGCCTAACCTCTGCCAGGCTTCGGCAACGGGCCTTCCCGCGCTGCCCTCGCGCGTGATCCTGCCCCA